GGCGCCGGGCTGTGGGGCTGGTGCGCACCGGGCGCAACCTGGACTCCACCGCATGGAGCCCGGAGGAGGACGCAGCTGTGCGCCTGCTCGAGGAGCGCGGGTTGACCTGGCGGGAGATCGCGCAGGCCACCGGCCGCAGGAGCCCTCACGCCGTCCGGGTGAGGCTCAACAGGCTGGCCAGGGCGACGCCGGACCCTGCGCGAGACAAACTGATCGAGGCCATGAGGCACATGCAGCGGGCTGTGAGGGCGGCTCTGGAGGCCTCATGATCACCACCCACCAGCGCCGCCGCATCCGGCAGTTGTACGCCAGCGGCTTGAGCGGGCGGGAGGTGTGCCGGGTGACCGGGCACAACTGGAGGACGTTCAAGCGGCACACCCAGGACATGCAGCGCGGCGAGGCCCGAAGCCCCCCGCCAGAGCCTGTGCCCTGCGACCACGGACGGAGAGGGCGGTTGATGCGGGCGCAGGTGCGGGATGGTCGCTCCGGGTTCCAGGCGGCGATGGTGGAGGCCCTGGTGGAGGGGTTGCCCGAGGAGTGGCGACGCCGGGCGCTGGCCCTTCTCTGACATCCATACATTCCGGCGCCCCGAGCCCGTTGCGACCGTGCGCCGCAGCGGGCTCGGTGTCTTTTTGGTCATGTCGGGGTGCCGGGTCCCCGGGGGATTTTCCCCAGTGTGGAGAAATCCCACACTTCCACATTGTAAAGTTCTGTAAGGAAGCGTGTGCAAAGATGAAGGCGCCCCCAGTTTCCGGGCACTTACGTCTTGCATCTCACATTCAGGTCACATTCAGGCAACATTCAAGTTGGTGATATCATTAATTATCTGAATGTGCTGAATGTGAGCCTTATGTGTGTGTAGAAAAAAACTCCCCAGAGTGTGAGGTGCAAAAAAATGTAGGGGCGTATAGGCTCTCACATTCAGCGCAACCAGATGTGCTGTGATATCGCCAGCTTGAATGTTATCTGAATGTGCCGGGATGTTTAAGTCACTCAGATGAAAGGACTTTCCAAAAAACAGCGTCTCTGGGCGGAGGCGCTTGTCGGACCAGCTCGAGGCAACGCCACGGAGGCTGCCCGCCGGGCGGGCTACCGGGCGCCTGAGGCCGCCGCGAGCAACAACAAGCGCTCGGCCGCCACGATGGACTACGCCAGGGCGCTGCTGGCCCTGCAGGGCATGGGCCCAGAGGAGGTGGTGGCGCGCCTGTCCGTCATCGCCCGGGGCTCCGCTGCCGACTTCCTGAAGGTCACAGAGGACGGCAACGTCCAGCTGGACTGGGCCCGCGCCGAGGAGCGGGCGGCCATGGGGCTGCTGCGCAAGGTCAAGTTCCGGGCGGACGGAGGTGTGGAGATCGAGCTACACGACAGCCTGAAGGCCCTGGAGCTCATGGGGCGCATCCACGGCCTGTTCAAGGACCGGCGCGAGATAAGCGGCCCAGAGGGCGGCCCGGTCCAGGTGGAGGCCACCAAGTCTCTGGACCTGGGCTCGATGTCGGACGAGGATCTGGCGCAGTTGCGGGCGCTGCTCGAGCGCAACGCGCCTGGGGGGTGACGGTGGGTGGGGTGTTGGAGCTGCCGACTCTGGCAGAGGTGGTGGACGAGCAGGCGCGCAGGCGGCTGCTGGACTGGGTGACGCTGTGCCAGCCGGGCTTCCTGGCTGGCTGGGTCCACCAGGAGGTCTGCGCCGCCCTGGAGCGCTTCAGCGCGGATGTCGCCGCCGGGCGCTCGCCACGGCTGATGATCTTCTTGCCGCCTCGCCACGCCAAGAGCACGATCGCCAGCCAACTGTGGCCCGTCTGGCACTTCGGCCACCACCCCGGCCACACTTTCGTGGCGAGCTCCTACGCCGCCAGCCTCGCCAACCGCAACAGCCGTCTGAGCCAGCGCGTCCTGGTGGACCACGGCCAGCGCCTGTGGCCCAAGCTCGGACTGCTCAAGGAGGCAGTGGAGGAGTGGGAGACTGAGCAGGGCAACGTCTACAAGGCCGTGGGCGTGGGCGGCGGCCTGACCGGCCACGGCGGTCACATCCTGCTGGTGGACGACCCGGTGAAGGACCGTGAACAGGCCCAGTCCCTGGCGTGGCGGCAAAAGTGCAAGGACTGGTACACGGACGTCCTGTGGACACGGCAGGCCCCCGGAGCGGGCATCCTGGTGCTGATGACGCGCTGGCACAGCGACGACCTGGCCGGCTGGCTGCTGAGCGAGGCCGAGCGCGACCCGAGCAAGGAGCAGTGGGAGGTGATCTCGTTCCCGGCCATCGCCGAGGAGGACGAGGAGCACCGCCGCAAGGGCGAGGCTCTGCACCCCGATCGCTTCCCACTGCCGCGACTCGAGGCCATGCGCCGGCTCAACCCGGTCACGTTCGCAAGCCTGTACCAGCAGCGGCCGATCCCCGCCGAGGGCGGCACCATCAAGGCCGACTGGCTCGGTCAGACCTACGCCAAGCCACAGGCCTCCTACAGGCGGGTGCTCTGCTCGGTGGACACGGCCTACAAGACCGCCGCCCACAACGACCCCAGTGCCATCCTGGTGGCGGGGGAGCGCTCAGACGGCAGCGTGGACGTGCTGGACGTCATCACCGGGCGCTGGGGCTATCCCGAGCTCAAGCGGAGCATCAAGTCCGTGGCGCTCAAGTGGCCCGGAGCCACGTGGCTGGTGGAGGACAAGGCCAGCGGTCAGAGCCTGATCCAAGATCTGCGCGTGGACCAAGGCTGGAAGCACTCGGTCATCCCGATCACCCCCACCGCCGACAAGCGGACCCGGATGGAGGTGGAGGTGGACTTCATCGCCGCCGGACGTCTCCGCTTGCCCGAGGCGGCCCCTTGGCTGGTAGACTTCCGCCGCGAGCTGCTGAGCTTCCCGGCCGGGACTCACGACGACCAGGCGGACGCGCTGTCCCAGTTGCTGGGGTGGCTGCGGACCGGCAGCGACACAGACCGCAGGATCCGCATCCTGTACGGCAGAGGGTGACATGGCAGACGGGCAGGGCAACAGCGGTCACAGGCGATGGGCCGACGGGTTCAGCAACGTGACCCGAGCGATCAACACGGCTCCGCTGGCGAGCACGGAGCGCAAGCCCTTCAGCGCCGCCACGCTGCTCAACGACTCCGAGCTGACCTACGCCTACCGGCAGAACTGGCTGGCCATGGACGCGGTGCAGCGCCCCGCGATTGACATCGTGCGGGCGTGGTGGGATGTGCAGTCCGACGACGACCCCAAGGGTGCCGAGGCCGTGGGCCGCTGGCTGGTGGACCACAAGATCAAGGCAGTCTTCAAGGAGGCGTTGATCTGGTCCCGGCTCTACGGCGGCGCCGCGATCTTCCTGGGCGTGGACGACGGGCAGCCGGTGGAGATGCCGGTGGCCATGCAGAGCGTGCGCGCGGTCCGGTGGTGGCGCGTGGTCGATCGGCGCTACGTCCAGGTGCTGATGTACGACCACGACCCGGAGTCGCCGACATTCGACCAGCCGCTACTCTACAGCGTGGGCCAGCGGAGGGCGGCAACGCAGATCGTCCACGCCAGCCGCATCCTGCGCTTCGTGGGCGAGCCGCTACCGGACGACTACCGCGAGGAGGTCAACGGCTTCGGAGACAGCGTGCTGGAGAGGTCATGGGACTCGATCGACCGCTACCAGACGTGCGCGCGGAGCCTGACCATCGCGTGCGAGCGCTTCATCCAGAGCACCTTCAAGGTCAAGGACCTGGCCTCGTGGATCGGGAACGACGACGGCGCCGCCCAGGCCCTCAAGCGCCTGCAGGCGCTCAACGCAGGGCTGTACACCGGCAACGTGGCGGTCATCGACTCCGAGGTGGAGGCCTTCGAGCGCATGGGGCTGCCCATGACCGGGCTCACCGAGACCCTGGCGCAGCTCCGGCTGGACATCGCCGGGGCGCTCAAGAGGCCCGCGTCGCACATCTTCGGTCAGCAGCAGGGGACCACCCGCACGGGCGCGGGCGCTGACCTGGAGACCTACCACACCAGCATCCAGTCTCTGATGCAGGACGACGCCCAGCCGCAGCTTGAGCAGTTGATCGATCTGGTCACGGCCTCAGCGGAGGGTCCGACCAAGGGGCAGCCGCTGGAGTACAGCCTGCGGCCGGGCCTGCTCAGCCAGCCGAGCGCCAAGGACCAGGCGGAGATCGCCAAGCTCGAGGCCGAGGCGGCGGACACGCTCATCCAGGCCGGCGTCATGGACCCGCTGGAGGCACGATCGGCGCTCATGGGGGAAGGTAGCCGCGTGGCAGCTGACCCCAAGACCACCAAGCGGATGGAGGCCGAGGCCAAGGCCGCAGCGGGCCCAGAGGGGGCCCCGGAGGACATGATAGCCGACGCCGAGACGTGGCGTCCCCCCGCTTCTGTCCGCGCCGCCGCCCGCCGAGGGCTCAAGCTCCGCGCTGACCAGCCACCGAGCAACCGCGCTGGCACGTCGGTGGGGCTGGCCCGAGCCGCGCAGCTCGCCGCCGGTCGAGCGGTCAGCCTCGGCGTGCTCAAGCGGATGGTCTCCTACTTCGCGCGCCATGAGGTGGACAAGGACGGCGAGGGCTGGGGCAAGGACTCCAAGGGCTACCAGGCGTGGCTCATGTGGGGCGGCGACGCCGGGCGCACCTGGGCGGAGCGCATCGTGCGTGAGCAGGACGGCGACTGATGGCAGCCCGCCCGCCGTACCCGCTCCGCATCGAGCAGCGCCATCAGGTGCGGCTGCGGCGCTACGTGGACCGCTTCGCGCCAGCGGTGCAGCGGCTGGTGGTGGACAGGCTGGGCGAGATCTACCCGGAGCCTGAGCCGGACGTGGCGGTGGACGGGCTGGTCGTGCTCAACGACGCCTTGGGCGAGCTCCGGCTGGAGTGGGAGCGGGTGGCGAGCCAGGAGCAGATCTGGTCAGCCTGCGAGGCCACCGGGCGCGAGGTCGAGAGGGCCAGCGCCGCCGCCGCCCAACGCAGTCTGCGCAGCGTGGGGGTGCGGGTGGTGCCCGGCAGCTACCTGGAGGACCTGTTGCCCGGCTGGGTGGAGGCGCACACGGCGTTGATCGTGCGCGGAGACACGTGGCAGGGGCGGCCGGTGATCCCCATGGGTGAGGAGACGATCGGGCAGATCGGCGAGGTGGTGCGCGAGGGCTTCGCCGTGGGCAAGCGGCATGAGGCGGTGGCCGACGAGATCGTCGAGCGCCTGGGGGTCATGCGCAGCCGCGCGAACCTCATTGCGCGGGACCAGACCAACAAGCTCAACGGGCGGATGCTCGAGGAGCGCTTCACCCGTGCTGGCGTCATGCGGTACAAGTGGCGGACGAGCAGGGACGAGCGGGTGCGCCAGACCCACGCCGAGCTCGAGGGCACGGAGTGGGACTTCCGGTCTCCACCCGTCGTGGGGAACCCTGGCGAGGACATCCAGTGCCGGTGCACCCCGGAACCAGTGAGGCCGAGACGATGACAGCAGCTGAGCACGTGTTCTGGGACCGCGCCCCCATCGACAACCAGGGCGCCCGGATGCTGGGGGATGGGTCCATGGTGGTCCCGGCGCGCCTGAGCCGAGCCGGTGTCTACCTGTACCACGACAGCCAGGGGCGGCCTGTCCGCGTGCTGCGCCACCCGGATGACGTGCTGGCGCCGGACATGGTGGCGGACATCGGCGGGATCACGCTGACGCTGGACCACCCGCCTGTGATGGTCAGCCCGGACAACGTGGACGAGTACGGCGTGGGCAGCGTCGGCCTCAACGTCGAGGTGACGGACGGCTACACCCAGGCCCCGCTCATCATCAAGCGCCAGGACGCCCAGCAGGCGGTGCTGAACGGGGAGGCCAGAGAGATCAGCCTCGGCTACCGTGGGCGGGTGGTCATGGAGAGCGGCGAGTGGGAGGGCGAGACCTACGACGCTCGGCAGTTCCCCATCAGCCACAACCACGCGGCGATCTTGGCCAAGGGCCGCGCCGGTCCTGGCGCTCGGATCCTACTTGACAGCGCCGGCAAGGAGTCACAGCCTTGGGCGCAGACGGAGGCAGACCACATGAGCGCACCCGAGACCACCCCGCTGGACAACGGCTGGGTCCAGATCGTCCTGGACGGCGAGACCCACAAGTGCCGCCCCGGCGTGGCCGAGACCCTGAGCCGCGTGGCCCTCGAGCGCGACGCGGCCACCAAGCGGGCCGAGCAGGCCGAGGGCAAGATCGCCGGCCTCGAGGTCGAGGTGCAGACCCTCAAGGACGCCGCCCCGGACCTGGACGAGCTCAAGAAGGCCGCCCGCGCCGAGGCCGAGGCCCGCGCCCGCCTCGAGCACGACGTGGCCACGCTGGCCGACGTCGAGATCAAGGACGGCATGACCGACCACGATCTCCGCTGCGCCGCCGTCGCCAAGCTCGATCCTGGCGTCAACCTCGACAGCCTGACCCCGGACAACGTGGTGGGGCTCTACACCTACGTGGCGGACCGTGCCCGCAAGGCCAAGGCCTCGGACCGCGAACTGCGCGACACGATCGACAACATCCGCAAGGGCAACGGCAGCGCCGAGCCCTCCGAGGGTGCCAAGGCCCTGCAGGCCGCCGTGACCGGCGAGGAGTGAGACCGTGACCATCAGCAACACCCACTACCAGACCAGCTACGGATTCCAGCCTGCGGGCATCGTCGGCGAGATCGCCGACCGTGACGGCACCGAGGCGGAGATCGAGCGCGTCAACGGCGAGGCCACCAGCGCGATCGACTTCGGCACCGTCGTGGTGCGCGATTCGAGCGCCAAGGAGACCAAGTGCAAGCGGCCCGCCGCGAGCACGGACGAGATCCTGGGCGTGGCCGTCGTCTCCGGCAGCGTCAGCGCCGACGACAGCGACGATCGCGAGTTCGACGCAGGCGACTACACCCGCATCCTCACCCGCGGCAAGGTCTGGATGGAGGCTGCAGGTACCCTCGCTGCGGGCGACACCCCGTGGGTGGTGCTGAGCGGCGCCGACCAGGGCAAGGTCGGGCCGTCCAGCGGTGGCGGCACGGCCCCCCAGGTCACCCTGACCTGGAGCAAGGCCCTGGCCGGCGGCGTCCCGCGCGTCCAGACCATCACGCTGGACGCGGACTTCGTGCCGGGCAACACCCTGAACGGCACGATCGGGGGGCAGGCGTTCGCCGTCGCGTTCAACACGGACCACGCCACCACCATGGGCGACATGCTGACCGCGCTTCGGCAGGAGCTCGCCGACAGCGACCAGCGCGCCTCGGTCGCGCTGTCGGACGTGGCCGGCGACAACCGCGTGGTCACCGTCACCAGCCTGGGCGAGGAGGGCAAGAGCGCGACCGCGCAGGCCCTCGCCAGCCTCGCGATCACCGGCGGCGCATCGCAGGCCAATGTCACGGCGGCGGACCAGCAGGCGGGCATCGCCCCGGCTAGCTTCTCCTGCACCGTGGACGGCGACCCCATCGGCCCGGTGGAGTGGAGCGGCACGCACGACGACACCATGAAGAACATCGCGGCCCAGCTCGCCGGCCACAGCAAGGTCGCCAGCGCGGTGGTCACCATCGACGAGGACGCCTTCGACCCGACGATCACGCTCACCGGCGCCAACAAGGTGGCTGACGACATCGACGTGGCCGCCGCGGCGGTTACGGGTGGCGAGTCCACGCCGGCCACCGTCGCCGTGGACAACGAGGCCACCCCCGGCGTCGCCGCCACGGCCATGGAGTGGTCGCAGGCCCGCGTGGTCAAGGGCGGCACCGATGGCGACGTCATCAAGGTGTCCATCGACGTCTCGCCCAAGCCCTGAGCCTGAGCACTGACCTGCACTGAGGAGATCCCACCATGGGCAAGCCGCTGAACCTGCGCCAGCAGAACATCCTGGACCACCACGCCGCCTTCCGGCGCTCCATGCAGTCGCCGGACGTGCTGTGGAAGTCGATCGAGGGTGCCGCGCTGCGTGACCCGACGCTGGGCCGCCTCGAGGAGGTGCGCGACTTCGCGAGCAACACCCGCCGTGGTCAGCAGATCCGCGACGCTGCGGGCCTCGCGCTGGGTGAGGAGCTGATGAAGATCAGCGCCTTCAACACCCGCTACGTCGAGCAGGCGCTCAAGTGCACCGAGCAGATCGCGCCGGTCCCGGACCAGCCGATGATCGGGCAGGAGCAGTACGCCTGGGCGTTCCTGAACGCCGCCGGCGAGGCCTCTTGGGGCGCGGACCTGACGGGGGGCTTCCCGCAGGCCATCGTTGAGCGCGACGGGCGCAACTACACCCAGATGCTCAACGCCAAGGCCGGCTACGCCTACGACGATCTGGACCTGGCCCGCGCCGCGCTTATCTTTGGTTTCAGGCCGCCCACCGAGAAGTCCTCCCGCTGCGCCCGCATGGTCGCGGAGGCCATCGACAAGGCCATGTACACGGGCGAGGCCGGCGGCATCACCCTGCCGGCGCTGCTCAACCA